CGCTTACGATGATTAACTAGGAGTATTTATGAAAATAAATAGTATCAAAGGTAAGATATTAGCAATAAAATCATATTTAATGGCTAATGCACATTACCAAAACACTCGTCTATCAGAAGAGGACGCAGAGGCTACTGCTACATATTATGTAAATAAATTAGATGTGCATAATGTGGAAAAGAAGTTTATCTACGACCACGATGATGATGAAGAATACCGGTCTTATACATTTCAAGTAAAGATTGGTAAACCCACCTTCAGAGGTACAGTTAATTACGCATTACCTGAACATTCTCTAAGTTTTAATACATTGCATCCAACACAAGTGCTCATTGTTCATAATGAGAAACTACCAGAATGGTGTAATGCTATTATATACGGCTTAAGAGGAATGGACAACAATAGATTTCGTTATGTTAACGATAACTCTGATTATAGTTTGCATCCCCACATTAGTGTTCAGGGAGAACCGTGTTTAGGTGGCTGGGCTAGGGCTTGGTCTGCTTGTGTTTCAACAGGTAACATTGTTTCATTAATACCAGTTGCTAAGAGTTTCTTAAATACTTGGACGAGAAATGACGCATACTGGGACATTAATAACGTATATTCTATTTATAGAAGAATACCGATGTCAATAAAGAAACATTTTGATAAGAATGACTATTTTACAGCTTATCAATATTGGGTACAAATGATTCAAGTGTGTGATATACCAAGACCAAGGTATTATAATGACTTTGGTAGCTGGTGTACTACAAACGAGCATCTTGTATTAGACCTTATACTACACAAAGGTCTTAATCCTGTTAAACTGTACATTGTATTTAAAGCAGTCGAAGCAAATTCTCGGGTAAAGTCAGATACGTATAACAAAGAGAAGAAACGTATCTTTGATGGTCAATGGATAGTGAGAGATTTAGTGGACCAGACTATGGTTAAAATATCAAAAGTCATTAGAGGTCCTAATCACAGTGCATTTACTACACCGATAGTAGCAGAAACTGTTATTAATGCAAGAGGACATTATATTAAGACTCTGTGGTCTCAGACTTCAGATACTTGGTTTAATGAATTGCATAGATTAACTGATTACATCAATACTAGTATAGATAGAGATATTCGTACTAGACAAAACAGTCATAGAGCTGACGTAGATGTCGCATCATTATTTGGATTTATGAGACATTGTAAAGCTAGAAAGAAATATAGTGCTGATGTTTATCTTGAATCACAAGATATTGAGAATGCAATATATTATTACGTCAATCGTATGAGTGAAATGACAGGTCCACAAATGTTGGACGCATTTAAAGCCGTTTGTAAGTATTTAGATGTAAAGGCAACAATATCAGGACAAGGACTTGGCGATAATCGCAAGATATCCCAGACTTTACACGTTTTGTTATTGGAATTGGATAGTTGGAAACAAAATATGGAACCTAATCTCTATCAAGAGAAAATAGATGAAATAAGTGACCATCTTGTCAATGAGTCTTTAGATAGAATAGAAAGAATGGCAGTCAACCTTGTAACGGAGAAAATACAAAATGGAAAATCAAAACACAAAAGAGTCCCAGTGGAGTCTAACAGTGTCAGAAATGATGCACAACAAAGTCAGCTATTTGCTGAAGCGTTTTAAAAATACAGAATGGTCAGGTCCAGCGTGGTATCATATATCGAAAACTGCGAAGAATGGGTTTCCTGATGAGGTAGAGTTAGTGTATTTCTACCCTTTGCATCTAGGAACAGGTGCAGACACTGAAGTAGATGGCGAAAAGCTAGGTAAGCTATTGCCAAAAATCTACAAAAAGTTCCCGGATTTAAAGAAATGTTATCTGGGACTTGTACACTCGCATCATACTATGGGTGCGTTTCTTAGTGGAACAGATAAAGACACGGCAAGAGAACAAGCACCTCCGAAAGAAGGTTTCTTTTTCAGTACCGTTGTTGCTTCAGCTAAGGACCCGTATGTCAGTTGTTTTACCTATGCAGACAGGTTTGGTTATACAAATCTGGTGGAAGGTGAGGTAGATGTTTCTCTACCTAAAATTGACATACCAAAGGCTTGGGTTAACGAAGCCACCGCTATACAAAAAGAGAAGAAGAAAGAAGTTAAGACAACTTATACTGGCTATGATGGTCAACTCTCTATGTATAATGGATTTGCACACGCTGGTCACAGTTACAATAAGATAGATGATGCAATAGAAGACAAGGAGACGAAAGAAAAAAAGAAACACTCCTCTTGGGACCAGCAGACCGAACTCTCTCAAGAGGAATATGATAAGATGGAAGCATTATCGCAATCATATTGTGATGGTGAAATGACTTATCACGAGTTCATTGAAGAAGTCCGAAAAGAATGCCCAAACACAAATCCATATATATTTATGGATGGAATGGGTGGCAATAGTAGATATTGGTAAATACTTGACAATCAAGTAAGAATTATCTATATTGTTAAGGGCACGGTTGCTCTAAAGTAGTTGCTCCTTTACCATAAGACTACTTTTTACAGTGAATTAACACCCACGCCGTGCCCTGACTTTTTCTACAGGGGGTTACCTACCTTCCACAACTACCAACACAGCTTGGTAATCCCCAAAATTTCCCACAACATAATAATAAGGAGGAACAGTATATGATGACTGTACCACAGAAGAAGTATTTCTGTAAGCGTATTGACGAGATTACTACTGAAAAAGTAAATAAGTTAAAGGACGTTACAGGAATGAGTAATAAAGCTATAGCCCAAATGGGTTTGGCTAATGGCAGAGTTAAATATCCGACTGATATTAAAAAAGTACATAAAGCTATTGATTTAATATTAGGAGATGGCAAGGATGTCCATTGGGGCAACTCTAGATTAGGTGATATTGACATTAAAGCTATGCTGAAGGGATTTGACGATTACAAGGAAGAGCTTAGATTAAAACAAGCTGAAGAAAATAATGATATTGTTAACCAGCGTAATAAACTTTATTCAGAAGCTACACGCATAAAAGACGTTGCTATGTTTGGTTCAGAAGAAGCCGCACACGCAATGTTGAAGGATTTTATCGAATGGCAGGTAAAATAGAAACTAGATTCTTAAGAAATAAGGACCTTATACCATTAGAGTCACTTAGCACTATTAGTGTAGTAGGATTAGGTGGTATAGGTTCATTCTTAATACAAGGATTGGCTATGATGGGTTGGAACAAAGTTATAGGTTATGACGGAGATGTCATAGAAGACCATAACTTAAGTACTACTTGTTATCCACTTGATGAAACTGGTAATGCAAAGAAAGACTCTGCTCAGGGTTTATTTCAGCGTTACAGCGAAGACTGGCAAGAGTTTGTACCTAAAAGCAACTTTGAAATGACTAGTAAAGTCACACCAAAGATGATTGTGTGTACAGATGATATGGAAAGCAGACGGATGGTTTATAATAAGTGGATAAAGAGTGACAACCCTCATTTCTTTATAGATATGCGTATGGGTGCAACTAGTGTGGAGATGGTAACGTGCACTCCGTCTAACATAGAAGTCTATGATAAGCACTGGGTACCCACGCATACTATTCCACCAGCACCTTGCAGTATGAAACATACTGTATTTGCCACTAACCATATTGTGTCCCTTGGTTTAGCTCAAGTGTATAATTTAGTTGCAGGTCTTGCATACTATGACTACATTTGGACCAGCCTGAACCCAAATATGGTCGAATTTGGGACATTAATAACTCCAAAAATACAGGAGGTATCAGTTGATACAAGTACGCAAAGTGTCAACCGACTGGACAGCAATGCCGGGAGGTCTGACATATTTAATCATAGGACAGCCTAAAACTGGTAAAACTACAGCGTGTAGCAAATGGAGCCCTAAGGGTAGTGAAGGAGTAATTATACTCGACACTGACCTTGGCTCTGACTTTGTAGATAAAGCTAACACTGTTACAATTACTGGTTTAAATGCTCCTATACGTCCCGTTTTACACGAGGACAAACAAGTCACAAAAAACGGTGTGGCACAAACAGAGGTTATCCCAGCAGAAGAACGTGGTTTTATGTATCGTTCTGGTGCTGATAAAGGCAAACCAATGCCTGTCTATTCAATGATAGAAGCATATAATTGGTTAGTCAAAGAATGGGATAGTCTGCCGTATGACACCATAGTAATAGATACTATAGGCGAGGTTAACAGTTGGATAGAAAACGCTGTTATCAACGAACTAGGTATTACTGCTATGGGAGAAGGTCAATGGGGTGCAGATTGGGGCAAAGCTAGACGTAAAAATCTAGATGTCATCAAACGATTCCAAGACTTTATGAAAATGAAAGGTGGTAACCTTGTGTTAGTTAGTCATTCTAAAACGTCACAGATGCAGGATGGCAAAGTACAACTAGCACCAGAATTACCACGAGGACTGGGTTACTCATTAGCGGCTAAAGCAGACGTTATTGGTTATACTACAGCCAGTAAAGATGATGGTAAGTACTATATCTCATTTGAGGCGTATGACGAGAGAGTGGTCGGTTCAAGACTAAAACCTCTTGCTCAGAAAATACTCCCTTTAGAGTATAGTGCTATATCTAACGAAATCCTAAAGTATAAGGAGGATAAATGAGTGAACGATTCAGACCGACAGACCTTGACAAATCCAGCGATGGAGGAAGCAAGTTCTTAGGCTATGTTCCAGTCGGTATTCTTAGCTATGAAGACAGAGCAGACCAATTTGATTGGGCTGATGTCTATGTAGTAGCTTCACTATCATTAGAGGGTTCGCAATACCCTCAGGAAATGAGGCTTTCGGGCTCTTTTGATAGAGAACCTAACGGTAATATCAAAACTTGCACAATATTAAAGAGACTTTATTGGTTCTTTGATACCATCGGCTTTGAAGGTGGTCCAAATGTGCAAGGCGAAATGGTAGATGAAAATGGCGAAAGCATTGACTTAGTCAATCACCTTGATGCTAATTTCACAACCAATCCCCTTGAACCAAGACACGAGTATCTTGCATATCTGTATAAAGAACAAGGTCGTAAAGACCCTAGTAAAACTTATACAACCGTGTTTCCAAAACTGGTTCACAATACACCTGCTGGTCGTAAGGACCTCGAAGGCTACATAAATTTTATGAAGTCTAAGAACCTTATTAAAGAGGTGCAAGATGGGGTAGCAACAAACAATGTCGTACAACCAGCTAATGGTCAAATGACAGATACGGATTCAACTCCGTTCTAATGTTTGTTGAAATGGCAATCGGGAGTCCCTCTAAACGGGGGGCTCTCGTTCCTATTGAGGACCTATGGGACATTGTATACGAGCAAGGTAATGAACAAGCCGTATACAGAAGTGTTTATCTGTACGATGATGAAGCTGTAAAGTTTATTAGAGCTAATGGTACAGTTAAAAACTTCCTTGGTACTAGATATATAGACAATGTACCTATTGATATTGATAGAGGACAGAACTCTGATGAATACACATTACAACAAACACAGTATGTAATGGACTATTTACATAAAGAGTTAAACCTTAAACAAGGTAACTACGCAATATACTTTAGCGGCACTGGATATCATATCGACATTAGTGCAGAATGTTTTGGCTTTACACCATCAGAGGATTTACCTTTTATTGTAAAAGCTACAATGCTCAATTTAATGTCAGAAAATATCAAGATTGACCCAGCAGTCTACACTAGGACGGCAATCATACGAGTATCACACAGTCTAAACATAAAGTCTGAGTTATTTAAAATACCTTTGACTATAGAGGAGTTATATACTAACCCAACGAACATCATCACACTTGCACAGGATAGAAGACTAGATTTTGGAGTTGAAGAACTCTGGGGTGAAGGTAATCTTGAAAGTTATATAGTGAAAGAAGTTCCAAAAGTCAGGTCTATGCAAAAAGTAAACGAACCTTCTAATGTGGTTAATTGCGTACAATCACTGTACAAAAAAGGACCACAACAAGGTAATCGTAATCACGCTTTGCTTAGAATGGCTTCTCATTTTAGACGAAATGGAATACCTAGTGACGCAACTAAGGCAAGTTTGTTACATTGGAACAATAACCAGCTTAATCCTCAAATAGTTATAGATAAAGTCGAAAGTACCTATAACTATGGATATAAGTATGGCTGTAACGATGAATTACTAGCAAGTTTGTGTAACCCAAAGTGCGTATACTACAAAAACAAAGACTATCTTGTTGATATTAAAACATCAGGAGATTTACAATCAGAGTTAGAAAGCAGATTAGAGGCTGATTTTACTGGTAAAATGATACCACTGGCTAAAATGTTTGGTTTAGACAAAGATTGTAATATATATCCCGGTGAATTAGTAACAATATTCGGACCTACTGGTGCTAATAAGACAGCTTTAGCCCAGAACATAGCGTTAGGATATGATTTTGCTAATGACGAAATCAATAGAGAGTGGCAAATACCGACATTGTTCTTATCTTTAGAATTAAGTGGTTGGTATATGCACAGACGTAATCAACAAATAGTAGCAGGAATGAGCAAAGATGATGTTACAGCAAATTATAAATTTGTTGGAGACACATATAACCAGTATTTAGAACATCTAAATATGCAAACAGTAGCACCAACTCCAGATATGATACAAAAGACTATACGAGATTTACAGCCTAACTTGGTTGTAGTAGATTACATAGACTTAGTAGAAACACCTCGGGGTATTAACGGAGAGTATGAACAAGTAAGATACATATCTCACTTTTTATCTAATCTCGCTGTTAATTTAGACATTATCATTATACAAATAAGTCAAGTAGCTCGTGAGTATTCACGTAATCAAATACTTGATATATATGCTGGTAAAGGTAGTGGTGCTATAGAAAATGCAAGTCGTAAAGTAATTGGTATAAATGGCAAACAAGATTCAACAGACAAAACTGTTTCGCTATTTAAGAACAGTGACGGCGACTTATTTGATGTTGAGTTAATGTGGACTCCTTCATTCAGACTAAAAAGGAGGGCGTAATGCCGACACCATTTGGACCTAGAGCTGTAGTTAAAACAGAAATTCCTCAGGAAACTAAGTTGCAATTACAAAAGATGGCTCAGAAAAACAAGCGTAGTATGCGTAAACAGTTAGAGTACATAATCGAAAAAGCTATAGAGGAAGAATATGGCAAAAAAAACAACTAGAGAACTTGTAGGTGACTTTATTGATTTAGAGTGTCAATTAGAACACGCTGATGAAAACGAAGCTGTTGTGTTGACAAGTGCATTAGAAGTAACTAAGAAAGACATTGGTAGAAAAATGGATGGAATAGATTACTTTATGGTAGACATTGATAGAAAGATGCACTTAATAGACGCAGAAGTAGAAGCTTTAAATAAAGAAATACAAAGACTCAAAGTTCGTAGGAGAGCAACTAATAGTTTAAAGGATTACTTTAATAAAACACTGATACCTATGGTAGTAGAGGAACTTGGAGATGACAATGGCATCTACGAAACTGATACTGCAAGATACAAATTATACGAGACATTTGGTCCCGTAGCTGTTGTAGACGAAGATAGTATACCAGATGATTACAAGGTAGTTAAGATGACAGAGGTTGTTGATAAGAAAAAAGCCCGTAAGGATTTAACACAAGGTGTTGATGTCCCCGGGTTCTACATAGAAAAAGTAAAAAGAGTGAGGAGGTCTTGAAACCTTGGATAGACTTGTACCTAATTCCCTTTGGTTTTACAGTATACTTATTAAAATTATTTGCTTTGACAATAGCGTTTGCTCCAAATCAAATAGTGTTTAATATGGGAATATATAAGTTGGGTTTTGAGCTTCGCTTAGTCAGAAGTGAGGATAACTTATGCCAAGAAACAAAGTAAGTCAAAAAACAATAATATTGGAGTTACTTGAACAAGGAGTTAAAGTTACGCCAATGTTAGCATTGAATAGATGTGGTTGCTTTAGATTAGCCGCAGTCATAAATTCATTGCGAACTGATGGACATAACATTGTTACAGAACGTGTTAAGTCTCATACAGGTAACAAATACGCTGAGTATACATTACAAGCGTAATAACTATAGAGGGGCTCAGAAATGAGCCTCTCTTTTAAACTACGGGGGTAGAAATGATGAAACACTATTGGGAAGCTATGATGGAAAATACAGTTCCATTTTTGTTAGCTTGGGAAGCCTATGTATTCTTTATGTTAGTATTTTTTATTAGCATAGTATATAGACTATCTAGGATAGAAAGTAAAATAACTGAATTAGGAAAGTTCTGGTTTGGTGATGAGGATTGGGAATGCGATGAAGATTGAACAAGCAAAATACTACGGACCAAGTAAAATGGTCCAGTTTTATGAAAGCTTATTAAAGAAAGGTGTTATATCACCGGGTAGTGCTGGATATAATAGGCTTACAGAGTTAAGGATTAAGAATGAAAAGTACATCAAAAGAAGAAAATACGGCTATAAAGTCACCTAATAAGGAAGATTTTAAAAAAGTATTAGAACCTATACATAAAACATACTGGCAAAAAGCATATAAAAAACTAGCCTCAAAAATGAGTTCTCTTAAAAGTTCTCTAAAAAGGCGTAGTGAGCAATACGAAGTATTGTTCGACATAGATGCCGCCATCATACGTGAAATGTTTTATGATATATACGGTAAAGGATGTAAGTATTGTGATAAGCAGTTAACATTTAGAACTATTGCTTGTGACCATATAATTCCTCTTACTAAAGGTGGTCCTTCTAATAAAGAAAACCTTCAACTTATATGTAAAACTTGTAATACGAGAAAAGGTCCGTTAAACGAAACGGATTTTACATTGCTTATACAATTAATAAGTGAATTACCGGATGAATTAAATATGTATGTAATGAAAAAACTGGCAAAAGGAGGTCGGTATTGAAGATAAGCAACAACGATAAAGTTTTAGAGCTGTTAAAAAGTAGATTAGAGATTGGTCAAACGAGATACAATCAAGATATACCATTAAATGGAGAGCAAGGCAGAGACAATTTAAAAGAATCATTAGACGAGGTTCTGGACCTTTCTATTTACATAACAGCAAGTATCATAGAGCTTAATAATAAAAAAAGTAAACCATTAACAATAGATGTACACAGTATGCAGTACATACTTAGAGGTTTACACAGATTACACGAAGAAGCTTATGCTGAAAACAGTATAGTAACGTGTAATGAGTTAATGGAACTTATAAACGCATTAAAAAAAGGTAGTAAGTGGTGTCACGAAGACGATAAAGGCATCGGACAAACTGATAATCCTATTAATAAAATGCACGATGTAAGTCCACACGACCCGGGAGATGAGAATGACGAGCCATACACTAAGTGTATACCCGGTAGTAATTGCGATTAATAATGAAAAGGCACCACATTGTCTGAGTTTGTAACCTAACGGTTGCTCAGTGAGGCAGATACTAGTAGCAAAAATGGGTTAACCTAGCCAAAGTATTAGCCAAGAACGAAAAAGAACTGACAAATGTAAACTGGTTGGCGTCAGGTGCCTTTCAGAATTGTAGGAGAAAGAGTCTTTTAATCTGTAGGTTTTAGGTTTTGTTTACCTACGGATGGGTTTATACTCTTTCAAAAGAGGGTTAGGAATCCTTTCCCTAGCCCTCCTCCTACATTGAAAGGAGAAATAATGAGTCAATATCTTGACAGACAAATAAGGTGTAAATGTGGAAAGTACTGGGGACCAGTATATTTTAGAATGGAAAAACATTGCGGCAGATGTCGTACTGTAGTAAAAGCAAGAGGCAAAACAAATGACAAAAACAGAGATAAAAAAAGCATTTAAAGAACACGGTATTCAATTAGGAGCTGGTGCAATAGACCAAGTAATGTATGAATTAAAGTGTGTTGTCAACAGAATGGCAGGTAGATGTAAAGAGGGAAATCTGAAAAGACTTACTCCAGAGTTATTTTACATAGCAATGGGTAAGCTAATAGATTGACCTGTAGCTGAGTAATCAGCTATTAAAAAGCTATTAACAGGAATCAGCTTAAAGGATAATCATAAAGCTGACCATCCGTAGATACTATTTCTTGTATCTCTTCTTTATTAAATACTCTACTGGGATTGTGCTTATCTCTATTAATAAGTACATCGTCAACTTCATCTGATGTTAAACCGAATATCTTCTTCATTAATATTCTATCATCAGCTTTCTTTTCAGGAACTTCAGGTTTAGGTTCTGGTTTAACTTTATTTAAACTAGACGGCTTAGGTTTAGCACTAGGTCTATCTTTATATGGTCTTAGTCCTAGTTGACTAGCTTCTTCTAATATTTCGTTCTTGTCCATCATTTAAACTTGGTAATATGTTCTTTAAATCTTCGCCTGTTTTATTTGAGGTTACCATTTTCTTTGCTCTTTCTTTATCTAAACAAGCATTACACAACCAGCTATCATCGTTTTGTATTGGCTTGTCACATTCTACGCAATGATTAGGTATAGGCATTAGTAAATAAATTTTCCTCTAATTTTCTCACCCTTCTCTTCATCATCTTTAGTTACAAGATTACCCATTTGCATTAATGGTACACCAGTAAATTTAGTGACGGCATAAAAAGGATTTTCTATTACACCTCCGGGACCAACAACGTCCCTAGCTAATCTACCAAACGGTAACATTGTCCACAAGTAATAATCTGTCATTCTTTCCCAGTCATTAGATACTAGACCTTTAAATAAAGGTGGTAATAACCTTGCTATAGGAGGAGTTACGGCTTGTACGGGACCAAGAGGAGAGCCAAAGAACGCTCTTTCTCTTTCTTTCTCACTACCAAATAACATATCAGTAGTATCTTGGAACCAATTCCAAGGAGCTGGTAACGAGTTTTCAAATAAACTGTACATAAACAGATTAGAAAGAGATAACATCATTAAATCAGCCATAGCTAATCTTTTAAATGTCTCGAACTCTTTTGTTCCGGGTTTATATCCAGCTAAACTTGCTTGTTTTAGGACGTCATTTCTAAAACGAACACTGTTCCAGCTCCAGATTTGGAATCTACTAAACACCCTACCCAAAGTGCTATTTGCCCACATAGGTCTATATGGAGCAGAGTATAAAAACTGTGTAGCTTTAACACCACGTTTTGCCATCTTAATTAAAAAAGGAGAATTGTAATCACCTATGGCACCACCAAATTTATTTCTTGCTTGTAAGTAATGAGATATAAAAGCATCACGCCTCAAAGCTCGTTCAGGAACTCTCATAAAAGAACTAGCGGCATCAAATACCTTTTTAGTTAAACCTGCTTCTTTAGCTAATTGTGTAAGACTCTTGTCAGAAAACTTAGGGTCTTTTTGCATTTTTCTTGTAGCGTTCTTTATGAAGTCTTGAGCCTTTCTTGATTTAAGCTGAGGGTTTAAACCAGCTTCATAAATTAAAAATTCTTCTAAAACACCAAGTTCTTGTAACCATTTCTCTACATCTTTCATACTTTTCCACTTAGGATTAATATTAGTCCTTAAGTATTCAAAGTTTCTAGCTTTCTTAAGATTATCCCAACCAGCACTCACCCAAGTATGTACAGTACCACCATAATAGTTAGCTATTGCACTCTTAGGGTGAGCTAGTAGCGATGCTAGTTGGTATTTTGCTTCAAGTGCTCCCCAGTTTTGAAGTTGTGTATATTCTATACCACTTAATTCATCAACAACTTTTTCGCTTAAGTCTAATTTTTCTAGTTCTTCACGACCTAAACCAAGTTTCTTACGTATTTTATCAATTCTTTTCTTAGCTTGAGAATCTGCCATCCACTTATAAGGAGTACCATCAATTTTCATTCTAGGATTGTTCATAACAGCTTCTGGTATTCTAACAGGATATCCCATTGCGGCTTGAGTATACAGCTCAAAGAATGTCATCCAATCATTGGTAAACTGTGCACTATTACCTTTCTTAAGAGAGCTTTGTCTAAAATTGTGCATTACAGTTCTAGAATTAACTTGTGCAATGCTTTTATAAAATTGGTTAATTATGTTTTTCATATAACCTTCATAGGCTTCAGGTGTCATTTCCCATCCGTCTATATGAGCTTCTCTTTTAAATTGATTTCCAACTTTAACTAAACCATCACTAAGTATAGTTTCTGCTCTTTTAGTTCTACCTTCTGCAATATTTTCTAAAGCTTCTTTAACAACTTTCCAGTTCTTGTCCATATCATCTTTAAGCATAAAATCACCAGTCATTTGTTTATGCTGTGCTATAATCTTCTTAGCCTTTAAATCAATTTCTCCTTGACTTAATTCTTTATCTGTAGCCACTTTCTTTAAAGCTCTTAATAAGTTAGTTGTAGCAGATTTTCTATCAAAAGTTGTATGTGGGAAATAGTATTCGTAACCAAGATTATTGGTTGTGTCCATTGTTTCTATTTCAATACTTCTTCTTAATTTCTCTAATAGTTTTCTACCTTCTTTACCTTGACGCATTTCTATTGGCAAGTTTGACAACTGTATTCGTTTTATAATCTTCCTTAATCCATCTAATCCTATTTCTTCAATAGGTAATCTAATGTTTTCTCTCATTGATTTAGTTAAGTAATTATAAAAGTCTTTTCTTAATTTATCTAGTCCAGAAAATGTAACCTGTCCACCTACTTCACTTTTAGCTAAAAACTTTTGAATTTTAGCTTCATCACCAGTTAATAATCTATGCGTCTTAATATTGTATCTAGTTATAGTTCTGTTAATTTTATCTATAACTTGTTGACCAGTCATTTTTTGAGAACCTTCAAGAGTAGGCACATTAAAGTTCATTTCTTTTAATCTATTGTACTCACCTCTAGCCTCAGACCAATGTCTAAAGTAAGGCTGTGCTAAATCTTTACCTTCTTTACCCGGAGTATTAGGAACAATTACTTCTCTTCCGTAGTCATATTCTCTCTTAGCAACAGCAACTCTAAATAGCTGGTCGCCTTCAGGTAATGCGGCAACATAAGGTCTTAAGTCATCTTGCCATTCAGCAGATACTTTTTCATATTCATTCATACTAAGCTCTGTAGCTTTAGCAGATACTTGTTGCAATTCACCCATAGTAGCAGTAGGTCTAACTATCCTAGCGTTTTCTATAGTATTACCAAGCTTAGATTTATAAGGTCCTACATCAGATATCCAATCCATCATAGCTGGACTTCTTCTTAAGTCTCTTTCAATAGCTTCTGGAAATTTCCAATAGTTACTCTTTTTAATTGGAATAGGGTCTTTGGGACCACGACCAGTAAACCAATCAGTTATCTGGCTCCAAGTACTACCAGTACGCATATCAGTAAATATTTTATCTAGTCTAATTAAATCTTGTTTATTAGCTCTGTTGATGTCTTTGTTAAATATACCTCTAAAAAATCCATTAAGATTAATGACATCAAGGTTGTGATAATGGTCCATATGGTCATCTAAACTTTTCTTTAGACGTCTAAGTTCTGGGTCTTTTACTTCTCCAGCGTATAGTTTTTCAAAGGGTGCTATTTCATCAAGGTATTTTATCTCGTCTTTAGAGCCTATTTTATTAATGTTAATAAACTCATTCTCTACCATCTTACCTTTTTCATCCATAATACTAGACAGAGGTTCTTTAGTCTCAGTTTCTTTTAATAGTCTTTCTTGTTCTTTAGCGTCTAATCCTTTAGCTCCTTTTTTTAAAAGATTATCATACTCGTTAAAGAAAGATTTTAAATTACTTGGGTCAATTTCTTTAGACCTTAGTCCTTCTCTTAGTAAGGCTGTTTTAATTTTAGCACCCTGTAAATATTTGATAGCGTCTGCAATGTCAGGTACTTTTTGTGCTTCTTTAGGTAGTCCTAATAAAGCATCTAATCTTTTTTGATTGCCTTTAGGATATGTACCCATATATAACATATCAAATAAATCTTTTTCACTTTTTAGTTTTAAAGTCTTTTTAAAGTCTCTTATTTCTTTATCTGTTTTAATAGCATCATTTACTGCACTTGTTTTCTCTCTTGAAGGTGGCTTTTTAAGCTTACCATCTAACCAAGCTTCCATAGGAAAAGGAATGTCTTTATTGCCATACTTCTGAACTAACCAGTTGTCTACAGCACCAGTCATTTCTCTATCTAACCTAGTTCTTTCAGTGTAAAAACTTTTAGCTTTAGATTTTATTTTGTCAACATTTTCGTGTATATATTCAAATCGTTCATCAGGTATATTACTTTTCCTAACTACATCAGCAACAACTTTTAATGAAGCCATATCGCTCAAATCGTTTATCATAAAGTCTTCTGCTTTAATAACTAGCTTTTGTAAATAAGCATCTCTGTATCTAGGGTCGTTTACTTTCTTGTTATCAGGGACACTTAATCCAACTTTCTTTACAACAACGCCATCTCTTTTTCTAGTATAACTATCGTTTACTAAGTCATCAAATTGTTTTAAACTAGCTTCGCTGTTTTTAATAAACCTAGCTCTGCCTTCTTTAGTAAATAGTCTTCTAGTAAATACCATATCAATTAACTGAGACATAGGAGTGTTTAAAGTATCTCTACCCATAACTTTTCTTAATCCACCTAAGTCAGCTACAGATTTAGTGTTTTCATCATAAACTTTTCTTAAAGCTTTAAAGTCCATACGAGTAAATAACCCGTCAGTCCAATCAACTCCTTGTATTTCTTTTGCAATCTTTGGTAAAAATGTTGTTCTTATTTCATTAGGAATCCAATCCATACTACGAACGCCATCTTGTATCTCGCTATAACTATATCTTCTATTTTCAGAATAGTTTCTGCTATACAAAACTCTATTAACCTCATTAAACATTGACTGTGGTCCCGCATTTCTTATTCTATTAGCCCACTTTATATGACCTTCAAAACTGTTACTGTCTTGATAATACTTATTAGTTAATTTTTCATTTCGCTTAGTAGGGTTTCCGTTCTTTTGATTAGCGTCAAATATTTCTACCTTAAATAATGTATCAAAAATCTTTTTAGGTATTAAGCCACCATTTACTTTAGCTTCGTCCATAGGGTCAGAGCCAATAGCAATCATAGCTCTAGCCATCTCTCTAAATCTTTTTAAATCTTCTGGTTTAGTTTTAGCAGTAAAGATTACCCTTTTCATTGTGTAACCGTTATCATAATGTGCATAGTTAGTAGAGTATCTTCCTTCGCCTATGCCAGTTACACCATTGTAATATTTTCTTTTATTGTTTTCAAAATAAGGTACGTTAATTCGTTTTTCAATAGGTTTATTATCTGGACCATAAGTTGCTTTTCTAGTAAGATTATAAGCTCCTAAAACACTAGCTCTTTCTACAACAGCCACACCTAAATTATCTCTACCAGAAAATGTCTGTTGACTGATATATTGACGCCAATATGGAGAGTATTGATTAGATAAATGCTCCATCTCTTTAATAAACTTGGGGTCTCTTTCAGCTATTGCACTAGCATATGACTGACCAGTAACAGGGTCTATTTCATTTTTATTATGTTGCTCTACTTGTTTTTCTTGGTTTACATATTCATCTCTGTTCTTATGATACATTTCTTTCCAAGACTTTTTAAATCCTCTAGCTTCTCCTCCAAAGAATATAGTTGCTTTGTCTCCATCTAAATCAGCACCACCTAAAGCTCTCATAGTTCTTGGATGTAGTAAAGAACCATAACCTTCTATACCGGTAAAACCTTTAAACTCAAGCTTATGTGCACCACTTATTGAATCCATAGGTACACGCATAACCATTGCATTAAATATTTCCATCACCTGCTCTTTTATAGCAGGAGTTGCATCCTTACCTATATATTCATTTTTGTTTTTCCAGAGCTCTCCTAAAGTAATAAAACCTTTTTTACCAAACATTGGGTCATATATTTTTAATTCTTTAAAACCATTATCTAAAAAGAATACATTCTGACCTTCATCAGTATTTAATATTGTTGTATCGTCTCTAGTTTTGTTTTTCTTTTGTAACCCTAGCTCATAAGGTCTCATTCTTGAAGAGGCACTGTTTTCAAGTTGTGGTCTAGTAAACTTATGGACCACATAGTTACGCATTGATTGCATTCTGTAGTCACGAGAAAACTTATGTAGATAAGCGGCAACAGTTCCTTCAGGGTATACACTACCTATTCTTTCTATAATACTTTCATAGTCAACAGTATTTTTCATTACTTGTTCATACTGTTCTCTATTCATCTCCCCTTCTTCGGCTAGATGTCTCATTTGCTCAGCATCAACTCTTAAAATTTCTTCGTATACTTTCTGTGCAAGTTTTGGATTATCTTTATCCTTAACTATTTCAAACACTTTTTCTAAAGGTATTTCATCTAATCTTTCTACTACCTTCTGCATATTCTCTGGAGTCTTACTATTATAATAAGTATCTAATGTCTCCCTACCTTCAACAGTACCTTCGATAGATTTTCTAGTTAAGGTGTCTTGCATATCCTGCATAACCTTAGGGTCTATGTTAGAAAAACCATACTCACTTAATACAGAAGCCATTTGTTTAGGCATTCTTTGAGGTCTTAAGAACTTTCTAGCTGTTATTTCTGTCATTACAGTTCTAAAAGAATTAACAGGTAACAAAAAAGAGTCCCCTTTAAATTGCAAAACATTACCCTTGCCAAAAGCTAACTCTCCAACAGGACGACCACCAGTTTGTTTTATTGCTGACAATGGCATCATCATTTGAATCTTATTCTTTTTCATAAAAGTAGCAAGTTCTGGGCTTGGGATGTGTATAGCATACTTACCTAATAAAGCCCCATAATCAGGGTTATTTGCGTAAGGCTCTACAATGAATGACTTGTTCATCTTTCCTTCGGTAGGCATACCTTTATCGAAGTTTAAAGCATCAACTACAGCGTTTCTTCCTATGATAGCTCCATCTGTAGCTTCAGTATATTGATTTGCTTTAGCAAACAATGGCATAGCACCTTCTTTAGTAGCTATGTCCCTATTTTCAGCGTCTTTATATATAGCAACTCTAAATGCAACGTCTCCATTATCATCTTTCTCTAATGTCAAACCCTTGCTTTTTAATAACTTTGCTACATTAGTAGGGTCAGCAGAGTAGCCTGTGTTAAACCATATCTGCTGTCTTTTATTAAATCCTCTAGGGTCATTAATAAAACCATCTCCTAATACTTTTTCAAAATTCTTAGCAAAATCTTTTTGTCTAACACTTAATCCATTGTTTTGTATATCATAAAGTACATTAGAAACAAACATTCTTTTAAAAACCTGCTCAGGGTTTTTAACAGTAGGGTACATTTCTTTAAACTTTTTATAAGACTCGTTATACACAGCTAACGCCGCTCTTTTATTTGGATATTTAGCAGAGTCTGCGTTCTTTAGAAAGTTATCAATAACCTTGTTAATCTGTTTAAGATACCTAGTCGCCATCCCTTTCTGCACCTTGGATGGTTTATTAGTTGTTTTTGCAACAGTTGGATGCAACTTAATAAAATACATTCTTTTAGCGTCACCTTTACCTCCAAAGTAATAGTAGCCATCCTTATACATCTTATTGACTAACTCGCTCATTCTATTCTTTATATAACCCTTAGCATACGCTTTTCCAGCGGCTTGATTTTCATAATAAGGTTTTGTACTGTCTTTAGATATAAACTTAGTCTGTTCTCTTGCTATACCTTCTTCAGCTCTACTTAAATCATAAGACTTACCATTGTATATTATTTCATCAAGTACTCTTAAAAATCTATTGTTAGGGTTTTCTTTATCTAATTTTTCCCTAGTAGTTCTAAAATTTTCTGCTTCCCATAGTTTTTCAATAATAAGAGGTTCTTGTTTAATTTCTTTACGATTTCCAAGGGGATTGGTAATTCCTTTTTGAATAGAGATTTCTTGGTCAACAATATTAATTTGCTCAACGAACTCCTTCTTTCTTGTCTGCTCTGCCCATCTTCTCCACCAAGATTTTTCTTTCTCATTAAGTGCTCTGCCCCAAGTCTTGCCCTCAATATATTTAATAATCTCTTGCTCTGCTCCCGGCTTTGGTTTTCCATTTAGATGTAATCCTTCCCAAGCTTTGTTAATTTCAGTTGATATGCTTATTCTTTCGTAAGAACCTAAGTCTTTAAATAAGTTATCTACATAACCTCCTTTACCTATCAAAGTACCCGGTACGTCTCGAACATCAGCAAAGTGCATATCCATATCTTGCAGTTCTTGACTTGTCTTATCTTCTTTATATCTTTTCTGGTAGCCTTCCATTTCTTTTTTACCAAGAGTACTCCTTAACTCTCCAGTTACTTCGTCTACCTTATAACTCTCTCTAAACTGTTCACCCATTTTATCAATGTTGTTAAGGTCAAGTTTTCCTTTAAAGAAGTCATACAACATATGCGATGTTTCGCTTGGTCCATCTTCGTTGTATCTAAATGTTTGTTGAAAATCTTTTTTTACAATGCTCCTCATTTCACCAGTAAGTGTGTCCCATTTTGGATTCAACTCTGGGTCTGGACCAGTATCTTTTTTCATAGTATCAGCTAAGAACTCCCTACTGGTTCTAGTTTGATAAGGAACTTCTTTAAAGCCAAAGAAAGCACCCATTGCATAAGCATATACTTGTTCTTCTGTGGTAGCTCCTTGTACACTGGAAGGTAGTCCTTGAAACATTGCACCAGCAGTAGTTCTCATAAACAAATCAAACTTTTGCCCGTCTGCTAACTTTGAAAAGTCAGGGCTGCCATTAGGTTTCATTTGAGCTGGTTCTATTCTTTTGCCAAAACCTTTTAGATTACCTATAAATCTAAATGCACCACCAGCTACACCACCAAATCCAGCGGCGTTCATCATTTCGTCTACTCCGTGAGTCCAACTAGAAACAGCACTAGCTGTACCTAAATGGAATGCTCCACTTGCCATATCACTAAATATAGGATTCTTAGCAAAGTCAGGAAGGTCTTTTAGTATAGGTTCTATTACACGCTTAGCTTTTTTTTGAGCAAAATTAGCAACACCCATAGGTACACTAACTCCTCTAAGATTATCAGCTACTTCGGTATATCTTTTTAAAATACCTAATTGTTTAAAAGCTCTTCCTCCGGGTAGATAGCCTACAAAACCTGCAAGGTGACCTAAGTTATTAGCAATCCCTTCCCAAGTGTTTTTAGGTTCAGATTTACCAGCAAGTGGTAATGTTGTAAAACCTTCAGCAAAACCCTTTCCAGCTTCTTTAAGCATACTAACAATAAAAGCATCTTGGTGTTGTTGCTGTTTAGCAAATGGTATTTTATAATAAGAGGCGTGTTCTTCAAGAGACTCTAAATCATCGTCCCTATTATCAAACAACTGGGGTGCTGTATTGTATTGGTCTATGATAGAACGAATACTGTTTTCGTCCATCTTGGGCGACCACTGCTTTGGTTCAGCCAAAGTCTACTCCGAATCTCTAAGTAATATAGAACCTATTGTATATATGTCAAAAGCGGCAAGTCCCCAACCTACAGGTCCACCAAGTAGTCCTTTTGATGCAACCCTAGCGGCAAGTTTCCAACTACCAGCTTCTGAAAGTTTTTTAACTAAGTAAGCAATACCCTTATTGTCAACAACTTCTTTAATCTTACTAGTCATTGAGGGTAACGATGGTGCTAGTAAACTACTAGTAACTCCAGCTATCTCTTGTCCACCTTCTCCAAATCCCATACCTTCTGCTAGTTTTGAACTACCATAATATAAACCACCAGCAAGACCTATGCCTTTAAAAAATCCCGGGTTTTTAAGAGCCCCAAAGCCCGGTATCATATCTTTCTTAGCAGATAAAACTTCTCTTAAGCCTTCAAACTTTTTACCTGACATTCTTTCCATTAATGTCCTTGGGCTAATCAACTCACCTTTCCTAGACATATCATTTATAATGCCCATTAATTGGTCACCTTGGCTTTGATTTAAAATACCGTCCTTAACATATCTATTAACATCTGTTTGCATAAATCTTACAGACTTAGCTCCATTACCAACGGCTTCATCAAATAAACCTAATTGACCACCTACTTTAGTCTTACCTCTAAAGAAAGCTTGAGGCACTACAGAGTCACCATTTTTTAATGCTTGGTGTTGTGCTTTATTAATAAGTCCTCTGTCTAACATCTTTTGCATTTGGTCTTCTGTATAATCTTTAGCACTTATAAAAGACCTTCTAAAATCAGTGGGTATATCTAAGTCAGCATCTTTACTTATAATACCAGCCTTATCTTTAATGTATTGACCTATCTCTTTGTATTTACCTTTTCTAGCTAACATAAAACCACCAAAGATTGTAGCGGCAGTTCCTAGACTTCCATAAATAAGAGGGTCATCTTTAAAATGTTGAAGAACAGTGTCTACAGTTCTGTCTTTAGACGGCTGATACACACTATTAAATATATTCATTGTAGTAGGGTCGTCTTGAAAATGACCTATCATCATTCTTCTTTGTGACGGGTCCATATTTCTAACTATATCATTTATATGATTAGTCCAAGATTCATCTGTTAAAAATTGTGAGGGGTCTCTAACTAAAGTTCTTTGTATACCTTTTAATTCAGATGCTTTAGAAGTTCCATACCAAGCTTCAAAACCTTGCATATTACCACCAACAGAATTTTTCCACTTCTCTCTCCACTTGCTTTTAGAACCCGGACCAAATCTTAGATTCTGAAGTGCTTCTCCAAACTCACCTTGTACTTTACTGCTAGGATAATTAGAAAACACAAAGTTTTCTGTTCTTTTACCTAACTTATAATCATTTTCTTCACGCTCCATTTTCTTTTGATTATAATCACGCATTTGCCTAGTGAACTTAGCTTCAGCAGACTTTCTAATATTATCGGCGACACTAACAGTTTCGCCCTCCATCGGATTGTATTGTACTTTTGTTAATCTAAGTGGTGCTATTTCCATTGCATATTTCTCCAACTGTGCCTTATAAAGCTTTCCATTGGAACTTGTCCACCTTCTTGGTAGCCATATAAATCTAAATAACCTTTGTCTTCTCCATATGGGTCTGCTTCTTCATAACTTTCTTGATAAGAAGTTAATTCTTCTGGTTCAGGTCTAGGTGGCTTAGGCGTAGATACTCCTATACTTTCTAAGGTTACATTATCCTTGACTTCATCACTACTTTCTGTTGTTTCTTCTTGTCCTTCATCTAACAAAGTTCCGGGGTCTTCATCGGTTTGTTTCCATTGATTAAATCCATCGCCTCCGTCATAGCCGTGCATTGTAGAAAGTTGTCTAAGTCCAGTACCTAAAAAGCTAATTCCCTTACCAACTCTTTGCCTATTAGAACCCTTTGCTTTTCCTGCCATAACATCCATCATATCAGCGTGACCTTCATCATCCATCATCCAGTCTTTTGCTTTGCCATAGCCTTCCACTAGTTTATCTTTAGCCATACCAGCACCCTTATAAAGACCTGCCGCTCCTACTCCAACAGCACCTACAGCACCTTTACCTGCTGTTATTAAATCTTTACCAGTTTGATTAGCCGCTTGTGTTATTCCACGACCATACATCCTAGCTTTTTGATACTTATCCATACCAACGCCAGTTTCTTTTATTTGTTTACTAGCACTTATTTGTTCTTCCCTAGACATATCATTCCAGTCTTTATCACCCCACTGCATTTTACTAGCTATCTCTTCCATAGCTTGATTTTTACCAGATGTAAAGCCTTTACCATATCTATTCTTAGCCGCACTTGCTATAGCTCTGGAGCCACCACGAAGACCAAGCTCTGCTTGACTCATCATTCTTGAGCCAACATCATCTAAGCCTTGTTTTACATTGTTCATTTTTAATGATGATGTATCTACTGGAGCAATGTCCATCATACTATCATTTCTTCTTAAAGATAGTTTAGGTGCTTGAGGTAATCTAGGACCAACAAAATCTCCTGTATTGTAGTACCTGACATTGCCACCTCGTTGATATACATACTTATTTAATATGTCTCTGCTACGTCTATGTCGACCTTCGTCAGCACCTTTAATAAATTCTCTATACATACTTTTCTTTCCTTCTGGTAAACTAGGAACACTTACTTTTTTAGCTGAATGTTCTTTAAGCTTTTTAGTAACTGACTTATAATCTTTTTTACTACCCAATCTTAAACCTTTGTTTCCAGCTTTTAGCTCTCTATTAACATCTTGATATTCTTTTCTGAGCTTAGGGTCTTTAGACATAGCGTTCTTTCTTAAAGCTCTTTCTTTTATAACATTAGAATGGCGTTCTTCACTCATTCTTTTATTATGCAATCTGCCACCTTCTGCTTGATGTTCTAACCACTCAGGTCTATCAAGGCTTTTAAAGCTACCTTTTTTATTTCTATCTTCTACAACATACTTTGGTGCACCTCCGGGGTTCATCATTGCAATTTCGTGTTGTTGACTAGCTAATAAACTTCTTTCATCTGACCTTTTTTGAGCGTCAGCAAAACTGCTACCATAATCATCGTCAGGGTCATTAGGGTCACCTATTAATTCTGCTCTTATATCTGCATTGTGTAATGCGTACGGAGAATATTCAAGCTCTACTCCTCTTTTAACTTTTTGACGAGCTTCTTCTGCTATTGCTAACCTAGCATCTTTTCTTCTCATATGCTCCATTTTAAGCATAGGGTTATCTTCTAATACTCGTTTTACAGCAGGACTGCTATCATCTAATAAGGTGTTAAACTTCTCATCTTGAGAGTTCTTCATAGTCATAGCTAACTGTTCAGCTTCAGTAAGCTTTCTATTTTTAGGGGGTACAAAATCTTTATAGCTTATACCTCTTGGACTGCCGTAATCTTTATCAAAGAAAGGATTTCTACCTGAAGAATCAAGTAAGTCTTGAGACTCAGCAAACTTATGTAATGTTTTCTTTGCACCAAGTAAAGAGTTAAACTCATCAGCACTAAACTCTGGTCCATCATAGTCAATAGGTTTTATATCTTGAAGATTAACACTATAATCCTGTTTTCTAATATCAAGTGCTGGGGCTCCTTGTAAAGCGGCTCTCCTTTGCAGTTCTCTTAATTTAGCTTGTTGTTCTAAATCTTTTACTTCTTTATGATACTGACTTATTCTAGCGTTAGTAGCCTGTCTAAGAGCAACATCGTCAGCTTCTTCTCTTCTACTAAGTCTAGCCATAAGAGAATTGTCTTTAAACATTATAGAAGGATTTTCATATTGTTCTTTATTAAACTGCCTATCTGATTGCAATTTATTAAAAATAGCACCACCCTCATTCATTCCCGGTTTACTTCTTTGTCTTGCAAAGTAATCAAGAACTTTTTGTTGTTCTTCAATAGTCATTAAAGAGCCATTTTTTTCTCTTAACTTTATGTGGTCATTGTAAGAATCTGCTGGTACTCTGTGTTTTAAAAACTTTCTAAGTTGTTTGTCTAGTTTTATCTTTTTTAATTTACCAAGCATAGTTTTATGCTCATTAACTACGCCAATACTTTGAGTTACTTTACCGCCTTCTTTAAACCTTGGTTCTTCTTCAAAGTTTAATTCATCAAGTGTTTCTTTACCTATGGCGTCAACTGCATTTCTATTTAATACGTATTCGCCGGGCTCTAACTTAGCATCTACTACATCACCGGGGTACGGAGAGTATTTACTTCCCAAAGCTATATCCCCCTAGACGAGTAGGTATAGTCATAGGTCCCTTAGGTCCCATTATATTAGATATCATTCCACCCTGTTTATAACCAGCTTTTTCTTTATTCATTCTTTTAAACATTGCATCATTTTCATCAAACTGAGTCATACCTTCTCCCTCTGCATCCTCTTGAGCTTCAGGAAGTTCTCTAAATTCTTGTGGCATTGAATCACTACGTTCATCTCTATAATGATAGTCGTCAAACGCATCATAAGGTTTCATTTTATCAAGCTCTTCTTGAGTAGGCATTAGATTGCCTTGCTCTTTACCCATTAACCTAGATAAAAAACCACCTTCTGCCATTTCTTTTTTAGGTATATATCCAGCTTTTTTTAATCTTAAATGTTCTTGTAAAGAATTTACCATTACTTCTTTACCACCTTTATACATCGTATGAGGCTTAAATACATCGCCACCTTTTTGATACTGTACTTTACCACCATACGCCATATACTCTTTATCTTCTTCTAGCATACCACCTTGTTGCATAAAGAATCCTAATCCGGGAACAGCTTGTTCTAATAACTGACCGCCAAAATTTGCCATTGCTCCTGCCGCTTGACTATCTATTTGTGCATTTCTTTGCCTTTGTTGGTTAATGGCATTCATTTTATTTTCTTTCATTGCAGTCATATTGTTTGCAGAGCTAGTTATCATACCTACGCCCTTATCAAAGTTACCTGCTAAATACTGATTAAACGATTGATTAGAGGAATCTAAGGCTTTGTTTACATTACCAGCAGTTTGAGCCGCTAACGCCGCTGAGTTTCCACCTCCACCCATTGCCATAAGTCTTTCTGCTCTTCTATTACCTTCGGCTACGGCATCTTGACCTTGGGTCATCATTCTGTTTTTAGCATCTAAGTTAAACGCAGAATCTCTATCTAACATATCTTGACCTAAGCCACCAACTTGTTCAGCCGCATCCATAGCTGGTTTGTACGCCGCATTATACTGACCGGCTAATGCTTTTGTACTATACTTTTGATTTGTTCCTAGTAGGTTACTAAAAAATCCCATAATGTCACCTTATTCCTCTGTTAAATATAAATATTCTTGTTTTATTCATCAACCGTTCTTATCTTTAATTTTAAAAGCACCTTCTTGACTCTTTATCCAGCCATCTGATGTTTTAATTTCAAGATACCATTCGTTTTTTTCCTTGACAGCTCTAAAAGAACCTTCTGCTCCTTTAGAACTGCCACTCTCTACCCTACCTGTTTCTGTGTCTACTTTTTCAGCTATACCATCTACAGTTCTTTGTAAATCAGATTGCGTCATATCTGAATCCTCACTATAGATATTGGTCCTAGAACCAACGCTTTTAGTAGTCTTTCTGTTTGAAATTTTTCTCATTTAGGTTTTTTTGGTTTATAAACAATTCCTAAGTTGTGTGCTCTGTTATTACTAGCACCTGAGTTAGTACCTGTCATCTTAGCTTTTATCCACCTTAATTTAGAATCAGCACTAGCAACTTTTTTAGCAGTACCTTTCCATACACTTCCATCTTTTTGATAGTTGTTACTTACATCTGTTCCGTCTACATAGTCAGCATTAGTATCTGATTGGTATTGTAGAGTAAGATTATTTCTAGTCATACCATCTACATCCATTTTTAAAACTCTAACTTTTTTATAATTAGTACCATCGCCTAATGTCATTTTTTTAGATTCCCATTCCCAGTTTCTTTTTTCACTACCAGCAGTATATTTTACTATTCTACCATCTTGACATAATAAGACTGGCTTACCATCTTCACCTATAACCATATCGTATACTTGATACGGAGTTTCCCAAAGGTCCCATCTTTTTGAAGGCTCGTAAAAATTCCAACATCTGTTATAACTATCTTGTGTAAAATATATTTGAAACGATTGCTTTACAGCATCGTACCCAGCAACAGCATTTTGTTTAGTTGCATTTTCTAAATTACTCCAACCAAAAACAGCTACTGTTTGTATTGATGTAGCTATCTTAGATACTTTCGGAGAGGCATTATATATGTTTTTTAAATCAAACCAGTATAATCCAGTTGATGTAAGATAAACTCCTTTAGGTCCTACACAGCCTATCCCATCTATTTCATCTTCGATAATAAGTGTCTCTGGATTTACAATAGCTAATTGACTTTTACCATATACAAAAAGCTTACCCATAAACCCTGCTAATGCAGTAGGTTCAAATTTTAATTGTATAAAATCTTTTGACCAATCAAACACAGAATACTTACCCGGCTGAGACCTAAATATAAGATTATCTGAATCATCAAACTCTTCGTGGAATGGCTTACCTACAAACATATATCCATTTAAAGAACAGTTTGTTCCGTAGTTAAGACCTAACCCACCTAATGTTTCAGAAATGCCGTTATTAGCCTCATATGAAGCTCCTACAGTACCATCATCAGCTACAATAGCCTCCCAAAATCCATTGTTTAAACTAAACTTACTTAATTTTACTTCTTTTACAAATCTATACAGTCCTTCTGGGTCACTAGCATCGTGCTTTGAGTCATCAGCTCTATACAATACAACAGCAGAAACTCTTTTACTTAAAGCAATAGTTTCGTCAATTTTAATTACAACTTTAGTTTGAGTTAATATAGTGCCTGATTCACTTCTTACTTCTACTACTGGAATTAAAGCTGTCTCTTGAAACCCATCATAAAGCAATGAACATTTATAAAAACTTTTATCTATTGTTGGTCCAACCCAACTTTCCGTTAAAGCTGAGACTGTCATAGTTAACCAAGGTACATTTGCACCAATATCATTTGACTCGTTTGAGTTATAACTATGTTCGATACCTACACTTTTAAAGAAATTTTGTGCATCATTTTTAGATGTTACTTGTAAAAACTCACTATTATCTACTACTTGAGTCCAGTCTGAGCCTGTACTCACATCAACTAAATATCTTGAATCTGGAATAACGGGTTTAAGTAATTCAGGAAAAGACATTTGTTTTGCATTTGTATAATTTCCTTCGCTTAACATTGTAGAGTAATTACTAAAGTCAGTAGCTAGTGTTCCATAAGTATGTGGAAAAAGAAAAATATTACCTTCACTAGTGTAGCCACCACCGCCCCAATGGTCATAAGGTCTTGTATCTTGCCAAGAGTGTATCATTTTTAATGTACCCCTAGTTTCACCATCTACAATTCTATTTCTTAAATAATAAAATCCAATTCTTTGCCCCTTACCTATGGTGCCTCCATTTGCAGTAGCAGAGTGTTGAGATGCTGAACCAAACGAACCCCATTTTCTACCATCATAATAACCAGTACCTTTTGAATGTAAAGGTTCAGCAGATGGGATAGGTTGGTCAAGTCCAGCTCCTTCCATAGAAAGTTCTAGAAAACCAGTATTACCCATATACCAAAGAAAAGCTGACTGAAAAGTACCACCAAGATTATCATAACAAAGCCTCATACCATCGCCTGTATTCGGTCCTTCTAAATGTCCTAAAAATTTATCACCTGCCGCTTGTCCCCAATCTCTATAGTGAGGCATAATTGGATGTCCTTTACGACCTGTAACACTAACTGGTATTAACCAAGTTGCCCATATCCAATACCAAAATTTTGCACCATCAAAACACACATTCTTAATTCTAAATGTAGCAGTCTGACTATTCATTGAACTTGTTTGTAACATTTGCAATGGTTCAAATTTTACAGTAATACCTATTACTGGGTTTTCGCCATTAAAATCATAGCCCATTAATGCTAAATTTGTTTTCTGTATAAAGTGAACGTGCCAACTGCCATCTCTTAAAAGCTGTGTACCTGTATAATTTTCATCCCAACTTCCAAAAGCAAAATTTCTATTGTATTGACCAAATTGCTCATTAGCTAATCCAGTATGGTCGTGCAAAGGTGTTATGTTTACATAAGCACTTCCTGCTATTGTATCATTATCGTTTTTATCATCAATGTTTTCTACTTTATAAATATACCCATCAAAATAATGATTATCTCCACTATGTGTGTGCCAGTCTGGTAATACTGTATGTTTTCTTCCACCCGTACTTAATATTAAGTGGTAATCTTCTCCAGAATCTGTTACGTCTGCTTTTGTTGATACTATTAAAAAATCTACCCAGTTACCCCCAGCCTCATCAGAATCAGCGTAATTTGAAATGTTATCATTATCATCAGGAGCAGATAAATGTATAGTTCTAGTTCTAGTAAAAGCATTTCCAGCGTCTCCAATAGTATATAAATGTAAACAATTTATAGTACCTGACTTTTCTGGTTCACATAATATAGCAACACCATTTGTTCTGCCAGATGCGTTTTGTGCAGGATTGTCACGTATAGCTATAGGTTGTGTAGTTAAACTTATACCATACGTTTCCATTGATGACCTATTCCAAGACTTTAATTCTCTTAAATTAAAATCAAAACCTATTAAAAGGTCAGGGTCATCATAATTAGCGGCATTACCTCTGAGGACTACTGACTCATCAAATACAGCACTACTAGTTCCTATAACATTTAACTGGTCATATGAATTTTCTGCAATAAAACTACTTTCAGCATCTGTTTCTCCAAACCCTGCTGTTTTATCAAAACCTATAACTTGAGATTGATTTGATTTACCTGTTCCTACATAAGCTAACTTATTATTAACAACATAATCATAGCTTGAATTAACTGGTATACTCGAAGATGTAGTAATTTGAGGAGCAAGAGATTCGTAATCTCTTATTATTGCAGTTTGCCCAGTCCCACTGTTTAATGCAATCAAATGGTCTTTGGTATTCTCCTCTATTCTAATAAGTCTATTAAAGTTACCAGTTGATTGTTCTAATTGAAGATTAGCGTATACATTCCATATCCATTTATCGTTAACTTGATATTGACCAACTGTATTTCTAATAAACTTAACTTTTATTCCATCAGCTAAAGTATAGTCGGTATTAAGTGATACACTAGTTACATCAGTCCAAGCACTCCAAGTTTGACTATCTGTAGCTTTAGAAGCCCATTTAAAAGCAAAGCTACTATTGTTGGTTATTTTAACTTTATAATTTTTGTCTACAGTCCCTGTATAAGTACCAGATAATTGTGCCCAGTTTTTATTCCAAAGTGCCATTAAGGACTCGCTGGTGGTGGTGGGTTATAAGCTGGACCTTGGTTTTGTGCAGAGCCTTGTGTAACTGTAGTAGTTCCTTGAGTATAACTTTCTAATACAAAACTATTAAGAAATCCAGACTTTTTTAGCTCCATATCTTTTGTTACACCTCTAATGCTACCAGTATGTTCAGGGTCTACGTTTAATGATATAGAAGCCGCCCCATCTGGTATGTCTCTTTCATCAGAGGGATTAGCCATTATGCCATATTGAAAGTCTTTTATTTCGTAACTAGACTTTGGCATTTAACTCTTTACCCCACAATGAAGTTCTGCCATCAATAATGTTAACAATGTGAATAGTAAAATTTCCATTGGCAAAATAGTCAACCACTGCAAAAGCGTGTTGCCAATTTGTTTTACGATTTCCCAACCATCCGTTAGCCTCATCTGACATATCCTTTAAACAACCTAGACTCCAAGCACTTTTTGGTCCATCTATGTGCGTGACGCTGTGCATTTGTAAATCGTGATGATGTCCATAAATTATATTGCATCCTAGTTTTAATACGTGGTTTCTTGCGTGTGCTACTCCACCATAATGATTTCCGTGATAATACCATAGATTACCTATTTTAAGGTACTTTCCATTTGGATAGTATTCATAACCACGTTGTTGAAGTAAGAGTGCGTCTGGGACCGTAAGACCTTGTAAATAGGGGTTTTCTTCAGCAAAGGAGTTAAGCCATTGTTCGTGGTTTCCTTCGCAGAAATATTTCTCTTTACATTTAACCTTATCAAGAGCTTCGTCAATAATATCCATACCCTCATTAACACTTCCGATGTCTTCATATACTCTCGGGAGTTGATACTCCAACGGAGGTCTCTTACGTTTTTTCCATTGCCAGTGTGAAACGCTACTAAATTCTCCAGTATCTCCGAGGTCAACGTAAAAGTCTGGCTTAACGATTTGAATCGCTTGACAGACCACATCAATCGCTTTTCTATCAGCCAACGGAAAATGTTTGTCTGGTGTAACAATTCCACGTTTAACTACACCCTCATCTAATTTGGTACTTGTTCGCATATATGTTCTAACCCCTCTAAGTCAATATGTAACTCTTCAGTTTTTTTAAGGTGCTTAACAGTAGTTCTTTTTGTAAATCTTAATAACTTTTCGTTGCACTCTGTGCATTCCCAAAACAAAGGACCCTCATAAGCACATAAAACTTCTATTCCAATAATAGAATCTTCAGAACTACAATAAGGGCAACATTTAGGTGGTTCTTTACGCCATCTTTTTGTTCCTTTTATTTCAAGGTTATTAAACATATCTACACCTCTAATGCTCTTCTGTACCATCCGTACCAATACTTTTCAAGCTTAGGTTTTCTACTAATTAAGTCTGCGTAGTATTTTACTCTATAACTACGAAACCTTTCTGGTTCTAATCCAGATTTTAAAGCGTTACTAATAGTTTTTGGACCTATACCACCATCGACTACAGTCTTAACACCTTTAGCTGTAATAGCTTGTTGTAGTATTCTAACTGCTCTAGACTTACCCATATTAACTACCATATCAAAGTATATCATACGTAACTCTTCAGGTAGCTTTGAGCATTTGCCCTTTAGCCAATAGTCTTTAAAGTATATGTCCTTTGCATCCTTTTCAGTAAGCTCCTTAATATTAAGATAAGGATATGCTTTTTTGCTAATGCCCATATTAGTTTCCCCTCCCGGGTCAACAGGGTCATTGACATATCCTCCTTCGTGCTTAAGGATAACTTTTACTGCTTTATCAAAGTCCAATTACTTTTTACTCTTTATCATTCCACCTATTAAAGACTGCACTATACTAACTAAAGCTAGAAAGAACTTTCCTTCTTTCTCTTCTTTGACAAATGGAATGTCTATTTTATCGTTTAGCTTTTGAGCTAGTTCTTCTGCAAACTCTTCTGATTCAACGTGAGACATTACTTCGCCTTCCATTTTCTCAGCTTGTTTCTTTGCTAATTCCATTAGCATACTTTTAATATCCATTAGGACTCCTTTATTTTCTTTGTTTTTAAATATAAGTAATAAATCTGTATTGCAAACATCAAGCACATTAATATGCCTGATAAAACATCTGTCCAATAAACAAACCCTAAACTGGTTGTCATTCCCGTTACTCGTAAACTATCCATCATTTACCTTCTTAACTTCTTTGCTTTGCTAACAGCACTAGCTTTTTTCTTAGAACCACAATTACATTTCCATTTTCTTAATGCTTTGTTGATTCTTGAGTTAGGGTCTCTAGCTGTCTTAGCACTCGTAAGTCTTCTTTTCATTCCACACATTCTAGCACAAAATGACTTACGTCTAGCCTTAGCTTTACCTTTAGGATTACTTTGTGTTACAGGAGCTTTTAATGTACCTTTAGAATAACTAGCCCTGCCTTTAGCATTTAAACCACCACTAGGTGACTTGCCTTCTTTTCTTGTCCACGCTTCACTCATTAGTGTTTTCCATTCACTCTACTTAAGCTTCCTTTTATTTCAGAAACTTGATTATCAAGGTCGTTAATTTCTTTAGTAATTGCATCAAACTTTCTATCAAGTTTATCATCTGACTGATTCCACCTTGCAATAAGTTTAATAACCATTCCTTCCATATTTTCAAGTGTTTCACTTTGACCTCTGTTTTCAATCTTTAATTGCTCTAAATGTTCAGCTTGTTCGGACGCCCTTTTGTTCATACTATATACCATATAGACAAACATAGCTCCGACTACGCCTATCATCCCTGCTTCTGAATATACTGCTAAAAAGTCCATACTGCCTCGGTTTATTTCTTATTACGCCCCCATTTAAGAGGATTCAGTTCAAGTGATTGTTTATACCACTTTTGAATTTCTTCAATTTCTGCTTCGTGTTTCGCCTCTAATTTAGTGACTCTTTCGGATAAAAGCTCCAGCTCTCTTGTAGTATTTCTAAGTTGTGT